TAGCGGCGGTTCCATTAGCTAAAGAAGAGACAGAAGCACCTGCTTGTACAGTGTTAGCATTAAAGAAATTAACACCATCACAAATAAGGGTTGATTGATTTCCTGCTGTGACTACTGCATTAGCTCCACCTGATACCCCTGTGGTAATAGTCAATGTATAACCACCTGCGGTTACTTGATTACTTACAATATAAAATGCAACAACAGGGGGGTATGTCACAGTAACATTGCTTGATAATGTACCTACATACTCTTGAATGAGAGATGTTGCTTCAGTTGCTGATAATGTATAAGCACCCGCAGTAACTTCTTTAGTAATTGATGAAAATAAAAATCGAGTACTTGTACCGTAGCCAACAGTGACAAATTCTAAACCATCACAAACAATAATACATGACTCATTAGGCTGAAATGCTTTAGAGGCGCCAAGATCAAATGTATTTAATCCTGTAGTTGATATAGTAAGCGTGCCTGTACCATTATTCTTAAAGAAACAAAACCAATTATTACCTAGTGTAGAAGCCGCAGGTAACGTAGCAGATCCTGTACCACCACCCCAAACCTTTGTTTGAGCTCTATCAGTTGATAAAAATGTATATGCCGCGGTTACGCTTGATACAGGAGTTGTTTGATCAAGTGTTGCACCTGAAGCCTGTAAGCCAAGTCCTGCTAATGTTGTTGCGTCAGGAGATGATGTACCAATACCTAGTGCAATGTTTGACCATGTACCTGAAGCGGTAGAGTTGTTAGTAATGTAGAAATATCTTGTTCCACCTGCTGTAATAGTACCTAATGTTGCTCCTGTAGAGCTTTTAATAGTTAAAGTATAAGCACTTGGGTTTTTAATAAATGCGTCTTGACCTACTGATACTTGATTTGCGGGAGGCATAAGAACGGACAAACCACTTGTTGATGGTGTGATGTCCATAATACGAGCGGCTACGTTTGTTGATATATTTCCATTAATAGGCCATACAAGCGTTAGGTCAGCAGAAATTGAGTACGATGCGTAACTTACATCGGTGGGTAAAACAACGTCTCCTGCAAAGGGTGAGGTATATGTAGTCATGTTTATGTATCAAGAACAGTTGCCTGTCTGTCTCCAATTCGTTGAGTGTTTTCTGTTTTAAGCGTATTCATAATAGCTTGGTATTGTGCTTGCCACATTGGGGTACGCTCATCATTTTTTAGGAAAGGCATAGCTTGTAGCAATGAACCATAAAGCATGGCTTGTGGAGCATAGATAGTAAACCAATTAGTTTGGTTTGTAGAATCTAATGGCTGTACGCGCTCGTAGTATAAGACTTCAAAGCTATAGGTTGATGCAGGGGTAGGAGCAACTAACCAATTGTCGTAGTTGTAATCGCAATAGAATTTAGGTACACCTGTTTGTGTGTCGTCAGGCCAATACTCTCTAAGGTATTCATACTTGCGAAGTAAGACAGGTTGACGTTCACCTGCTACAGTAATATTCATAGACACAGTCTTGTGCCATCGAGCAGGCTTTTGTAGTGTGTTTTGTGATGCTGTAAAAGTTGAGTTAGCTACATTGAGATTGCCTAAAAACTTAATTTCAGACGCAATGACTTGCTCTGCTAACATAATAAAAAGAGGGATTTTTTCTAGCGTAGCTGTGTCTGTACGCTCGAGGTATGATTGAATGTTTTCAACCAAGCTATCATATGTCATGGCTACTGCGGTGGTCATTACTTAACCTCGTAAAAATAATTGATATTCATCGTTACGACGTTTTACAAGACCTTTTACAATCTTCCCGCCTGCCCTATTATACCTTAAAATCTGTTCTGCAGCGCCCTTTTTATCGCCTCTAAGGATCTTTTGACGGAGGGTTGATCTTTGTAGTGTGCCCAAACCAAGGTTAAAAGCAAAAGACACAAGACTATCAAATTCACATTGTCTAAGAGACACAGGAAGTTGCAAAGCAACTCCTCTTTCAAATCTATTGAGATCCCGTACAAGGAGCGCATCTATCTCATCTAAAGTAAGTACTCTATCCCAAGCGTCAGGAAGAGACTTGCCGTTACCAATAAGGTGACCAACTCCAACTGTCCATAGACCAATGCAATCCTTGTAAGGCTTTGCTCTAACGCCCTCATGGTGCTTAATAAGCCTAAGTCCATTACTCGAAACACGCATCTATTTCCTTGCAAAAGCTCGTGAACCAAAATGGAACATGATGATAGCAGACCAAATTTGTTGTGTCTGATCATCCCATATAATGTCAATTAATTCACCTGCATCCATACCCGTGCGCCATCCATATACAAAACTAGCAATTTCTATAACCACAAACAAGGCAAATAGACCTAATGAGATTACAGGTCTAACAGCGGCTCTTGCTGTATGTACCCATGGAGATGCTTTATCATCCTCTGATATTTTTGAATCATTAGCATACAAAGCAACCATCTCATCAGTTTGTGCTTGTGTTTGTATTTCTTCTAACTTAATAGCTTCTATTCGTTCTTGTGATGCAAAGCCTTTTTCAGCTAATGCCAACTCACGGTCAATCTGTAACTGAGCCATTTCTCGCTCATGTTTTTGATCAGATTTTTGTTGAAAGAAATTAAGCAATGATGGAAGTGCTGATGTTGTAAAACCTAATAGTGAACCAAGTAAGCTAAACATTTTTAAATCTCCACAGGATAAAATCTTGATATTTCAAAGTCACTAAAATCGCCACCTTCCCATTGAATATGGATTAGGTTTCCTTTAGGTGTCCAACACGCTTTCATAATTTCTTTATCTATCCTTTGTGCAATTGCTATTAAGCCTTCACCATTAGGACATTTTTCTTTGGACAATACAATTCTAACGCTTTCGTTATATTGCATTACCATAAGTTCTGTTGCTTCTACATAGTATGTAAAGCTGATTATTAATGCTATTGCAATTAATAACCATATAATTTGTTTCATGTCATTTTAAAACTATACTTAACAACAATAAAATAATGGCGCCCGCAGATGCCATTAAAATACTTTCTAATCTTTTTAGTCTTGCACCTATTGCTTCATATCTCAACGCACATATTTCTTCATGAGTACTTAGGCGGTTGTCAACCTCGTGTATTTGTTGTTGAGACATAAAATCATTCCTTTATTCTGTTTTTGTTTCTTCGGTTTTTTTGGCTTCTTCGCGGGCTTTCATAATTACTTCAGCTTGCGGAGCACCTTGATCTTGAATTTGTTTAATCAAAGAAAATACATTTTGATAAGGTAGTGTACCTAAATTAGCGAGTAAAGCGTTTGTGTCTTCCAAGCTTAAAGTTAAATTAATTTTTTGGTTCATTTATTTCTCCATTTAAAATTTCTGTTACTTCATCCCAAGAGGTTGTTGCTTCATTCCAAGTGTATCTTTTGTCATCAACTGGCATATCTACAGGTGCTTTCCATTGTGCTTTATCTGTATCAAGTAACCATGATGCAAAAGGTTTAGGCGGAACAAACGCATCTAATGTTTCGTCATAAGTGTAACCAATACCTGCATAGTTTTTACGAATACGAGCATTGTATGATGTTTGTTTCCAAGTGCCACCTAATAGGTTAGAGCAAAAAGCAATACCAATATCTTCTTTTTCTACACCATGTTCGTCAGCAGTATCTTGGTTAGATACTACAATACCTTGAACTACTACTCCGTTTTCAATTCTTACAAAATGTGCCATGTTTAATTTCCTTTATTTAATTTTAGTTCTGTTAATGCTTTGTTATCACCAAGCGTACCTGTTAAAAATGTGTTAAATGCAAGACTAACTCTAGTGTCTTTAGAAGTTACTGATTCAACATTGTGCGTTAAGCTAGATGGAAATAATACAATACCACCTGTCTTAACTTTAAACCACCAACTATCTGAATTATAAACATCATAATTATCTGTGTCTAACTTGACTTGTTTATATCCACTATCATGGAATTTAATTTTATCTTCATTTTCATTTGCACTTATATATAACACACCTGATATAAAACTATTAGGGTGAGCATGAGTGTGATGATATTCATTGGGTTTAGTCCAATTTAACCATGACTGTGTTACATAAGGTTCAACTTTGTATCTTGGTTTGTATATCTTTTCTA